TGCAACATTAGTAAATCCTAGAACTACAATTAATATATGTGCAGACAAATATAGAACAGCATTAAGACTTGCTGATTATGGTTTGACACAACCTAAAACTAAATTAATTAACGACCCCGAAAAATCAAATGAACAAGTTGCTGACGCAGATATTAAGTTTCCTCTAATTATGAAAACACTTAGAGGTAGTAAGGGTGTTGGTGTTTTATATTTAGATAGTGAAAGAGGTTTAGATTCTATTGTACAACTTATTCACAAACAAGATGAAGACGCAGATTTATTAGTACAAGAATATATTAAAACAGATTATGATGTAAGAGTACATATCTTAGGTGGTAAATTCTTAGCGGCTATGAAACGACCAGTAATCGAAGGCGATTTTAGGTCAAATGTGTCGCAAGGTTCTATACCACAAAATATTAAATTAACACAATTAGAAGTAGAAGAATGTTTAAAAGCTTCAAAGGCAGTTGGTGGTTATTGGACTGCTGTTGATTTTATACCTAGTAAAAATAGAGAAAAAGAACCACCATTTATGTTAGAAGTAAACTCATCACCTGGTACTGAGGGTATCGAAAAGGCCACAGGTATGAACATTGCAAAAGAAGTTATTACACATTTTGCAAATGCAGAAAACAGATTTACAGTACCAACAGAATGTGGATATAAAGAAATTTTAACCATTAAACCTTTTGGCGATTTAGTATCAAAATTTGATACGGGTAATTCAGGCATGCCAGTTATACATGCAGACAAATTTAAAATTAATGGTAACAAGATTACATGGACTTTATTAAATAAAACTATTACAAGTGATATTGTCCGTAAAGAAGAAATCTCTGTAGGTGGTTTAAGAGATTATGAAGAAACCAGATATGTGGTCAAACTTGATGTAAGTTTTGCTGGTGGCTTTTATAAAGATGTAGAATTTACCATAGATGATAGAGAAGATAGAACACCTATCTTACTTGACAGAGCATTTATGAAACGACTAAATGTTATGGTAAACCCACAAAGAAAATATGTGATAACAACTAAATATAGTTTAGATTAAGGAGAAAATATGAGTGAAGTGAAAGTGATAAGACTATCAACAGGTGAAGATGTAATTGCCAAAGTTGATAGAGGTGCAGACTATGTGACCTTAGAAAAACCTTTTGTAATTATTCCTCAACAATTAGGACCTGGTAAACCGGTTCAGTTGATGATGAGTTTATACAATGCGTTTGGGAAGGGTGATAAAGTCGAGGTAGCAAAAGATAAAGTGGTTTTTATTACCGAACCTAAAGATGAAATCAAAGCCTCTTACGAACAAAACACAAGTAAGATACTCACACCAAATAAAGGACTTATAACAGAAACTAATTTACCTGGTTAATGGTAAAAGTTAATTTTATAAGAGATACCGAAAAACTTTCGGTAGATATGCCAGTTGGTTATACTCTCATGGAGGCAGCCAAAGAATTGGATTTACCAGAGATACCTGCCGATTGTGGTGGTTGTCAAGCATGTGGTACTTGCCATATTCATGTAGATGATGTATGGTGTGATAAGTTAAAGATAAAAGAAAACTCTTTAGAACAAGACCTCTTAGAGTACGAAAAGAATTATGTTGAAGGCAAGTCAAGATTGGCCTGCCAGATACAATTAGATGATAGTTTAAATGATGTAACGGTGAAATTGATAAAAAATGAACTTCTATAAAAATGTAATTGAACATAAAGGTAAACTTCTTATTCGTGGTGTTTTAAACGGAAAAGACTATAAAGAAAAAATTGATTATGGTCCTACTCTCTACGCCCTAACACAAGAACACTCACAATATAAAACACTACAAGGTCAGTTTCTAAAACCGATTGAGTTTACTAATATCAATGCAGCTCGTAGATTTCGTAGAGATGTGGCGACACAAAACTCTCCTATCTATGGTCTTGAAAGATATCACTATCAATATATTGGTCAAGAATATCCTACAGATATTGAGTGGGACAAAGAACATATTAAAATCTTCACACTTGATATTGAAACAACTTGTGAAAATGGTTTTCCTGATGTAGAAAATCCTATTGAAGAGTTGTTGTGTATCACAGTTAAAAATCAATCTAACAAACAAATTATTACATGGGGTGTAGGTAAGTTTACAACTGACCGTACAGATGTTACCTATGTGCAATGTAAAGACGAAAAACAATTAATGTTTGAGTTTATGAAATTCTGGATTAAAAATCATCCAGATGTTATCACAGGCTGGAACACTAAGTTTTTTGATTTACCTTATTTGATGAATAGAATTAAACTGATTGCAGGTGATAAAGTTGCAAACAGAATGTCGCCTTGGAATATGGCGAATAGAGAAGAGATTAATGTAAGAGGTAGACCACAAACTGTTTACAATCTATATGGTATTGCCATGTTAGATTACCTTGACTTATATAAGTGGTTTATACCAACAAGACAAGAAAGTTATAAACTAGACTTCATTGGTGAACTAGAACTTGGTCGTGGTAAAGATGACGCAGGCTTTGATACATTTAAAGATTGGTACACCAAAGACTTTCAATCATTTGTAGATTATAATATTCAAGATGTTGAAATTGTTGACGCATTAGAAGATAAACTTGGTCTTATTGACTTGTCACTTACAGTTGCATATGATTCAAAAGTAAATTATGATGATATATTTTCACAAGTTAGAGTATGGGATACCTTGATTGCAAATCATCTTATGCAAAAGAATATATGTGTGCCACCAAGAGAAGAGAATAGTAAAGAAACAAAATATGAAGGCGCTTATGTAAAAGAACCAATACTAGGTGGCCATGATTGGATTGTTTCATTTGATATTAACTCTCTATATCCACATATTATTATTCAGTATAATATTTCGCCTGAAAAAATACTAGGTGAAAGTAGTCATGGTGTCAATGTTAATAAAATGATTGACATGAAAGTACCACTTAATTATCTTAAAACTGAGGGTGCATGTTTAACACCTAACGGTGCAAAATTCAAAAACGATAGTCAAGGTTTCTTACCTGAGATGATGGAAAAGATGTACAATGAAAGAGTTGTATTTAAGAAACGAATGATTAAGGCAAAAAAAGAATACGAAAAAACAAAAGACCCTAAACTTGTCAAAGAGATTGCAAGGTGTCACAATATTCAATGGTCAAAAAAGATTGCATTGAACTCAGCTTATGGTGCAGTAGGCAATCAATACTTTAGATATTATGATGTACGACAGGCAAGTGGTATTACAACAGCTGGTCAGTTTATTATTCGTTTCATTGAAAAGAAAGTGAATGAATATCTAAACGGTATTTTACAAACAAAAGACCAACATGATTACATTGTTGCGTCTGATACTGATAGTATCTATGTTCGATTTGGTAAACTTGTAGAAAAAACCTGTCAAGGTAAAACAAATGAACAAATCACAGATTTCTTAAATAAAGTATGTGAACAAAAGTTAGAACCATATATTGAAAAATGTTTTGATGAGTTAGCAGATTATTCTAACGCATTTAAAAATGCCATGGTTATGAAACGAGAAGTAATCGCCGACAAAGGCATATGGGTTGCAAAGAAAAGATATATGTTAAATGTGATTGACGAGGAAGGTGTTAGACTTGCAGAACCTAAACTAAAACTTATGGGTATCGAGGCAGTTAAATCATCTACACCTGGTGTTTGTCGTGTTAAAATTAAAGAAGCAATCAAAACAATTATGGGTAAAGAACAATCTGATTTGCATAAACTAGTTGCAGACTTCAAGAAAGAATTTTTTGAAATGAAGGCCGAACAGATTGCTTTTCCTAGGTCTTGTAACAATCTTAAAAAGTATCGTGATAGTGCAAACATCTTTATCAAAGGCACACCGATACATGTAAAAGGTGCATTGATATATAATTACCAAATACACAAACTTGGTTTACAAAACAAATATCCTTTAATACAAGAAGGCGACAAGATTAAATTTATCAAACTAAAACAGGCAAATCCATTTAAGTTTGATGTGATAAGTTATATTACCACATTGCCTGAAGAATTTAAACTACAACAATATGTTGACTATGATGTACAATTTGAAAAGACTTTCCTTGACCCTATGAGATTTATTCTTGACGCAATAGGGTGGAAGGCAGAACCACAAGCGAGTTTGGAGGCATTCTTTGGTTAATTTTCCAAATAAAAAATATGGTTTGATATATGCCGACCCACCTTGGTACTTTAAATCTAGGTCTAAAAAAGGTGAAGGCAGAAATCCTAATCAACATTATAATTGCATGGAGCTAAAAGATATATGTGATTTACCTGTAAAAGATATATCTGCTGACAACTCTGTATTATTAATGTGGGTTATTGACCCTATGTTAGACTTAGCGTTTGATGTAATTGAAGCATGGGGGTTTCAGTACAAAACAGTAGGTTTTACATGGGCAAAAACAAATAAAAATACTATGGGATTTTTTACAGGTCTAGGCTATTGGACAAGAGGTAATCCTGAAATGTGTTTACTTGCAACAAAAGGTAGACCAAAACGAATCAATAAAGATGTGGCACAATTGATTGTGTCAGAAAGACGCAGACATTCCGAGAAACCATTAATTCATAGAGACATTGAAAGATTAGTGCCAGGTCCTTATATTGAATTGTTTGCTAGAAACAAAACCTACCCTAATTGGGATTATTGGGGGAATGAGGTATAAGCTTGACTTTATCAATATTATATAGTATAATACCCTTATTATTAATGTGTTTATTATTATGGATGTGGAATGCCGAAGACCCTAAGTAGAGATGAAGCACAACATTGTGCTGATGTATTTACAGATTATTTTGGTCAATTTAATCGTATTGACCAGTATATGCGTGACCAAAAAATGGCACAAATAGAAACCATACCTCAACCACTTCCTGGTATGGGCTTAGACTCAGATATGTTTGATGACTTTGATATGTCGCCAGAGGTTATGGATTTGGAAGTTGTTGAACTAGACAACCATACATGGGACACTTCTATTAATATGATTTCAAGTCATAGTAATATGGTCAGTATTCCAGGAAAGGCTTTGAAACTTGCAGTTAGAGAAAAGAATACTAATAAGTTTGTTGGTTTTATGCGCTTCGGTTCTCCTGTTATTAATTGTAAACCACGAAATGTATTATTGGGAAATGTACCCGATTTAAAAGTTTTTAACAAAACTGTTATTATGGGTTTTGTAATTGTGCCTACACAGCCATTTGGTTTTA